ACCTTTATCGCAAGCCCTTTTTACTTCTTTTGTTTCTTTTTATAATTTTAAGTTATACCATATAAATTAAAATTATTTTGTAATCCCTTCGCTACCGTCCGAGCAGCTTTTGAAGGTAAATGAGATATATAATCTATATCCACTACAACCATTATATCATAAAAACGCATGCTCACCGTATCATTAAAGTATCATCTTTCCCATAAATGCCTAATACCATCTTCTTAATTGCTTGTTTTCTTTTCTTTTTGCTATGATTTTCACTATATCCTACTTTATAAGCTACCTTGTACCACTGCAACCCTTTTATATATCTCTCTATTATTATCACTTGTTCTTCTTCTGTGAGTCCTTCTATTGTCCTATCTGCTATCTCTAATTTTCTTTTACATTTATTTATTTGTTGCTCTAAGTATTCTACATTCTCAATATTCGATAAAGCAGTATTCTCTGATATACTATTTATTTTATTTGTATTTGCTGGTAGACTTTCATAATCCATCCCACCAACCCCAGTATTCTCATTTATAAACTTAATCTCTTCTGCCATATTGATTATAGATATTTGGAGCATTTTATAATCGTATAATAAACTTTCTACTTTTTTGTAGTTATCCATAATTAACCTCCTTATAATAATGGTGCTATTAAATCCCCGTATTTCTCACCCTTTCTATGACAAATAATTCTTGTTATGTTGATTAACTCTCATACATCTCAATAACATTTAAAATACCTTCTTTAACCTCTTCTACCATTTCATCTACCATTTCATAAACTTCATCCACATCCCAATTATTTCTTTTACCTATCAAACAAGCTATTTTAAACAATATATCATTTAATGGCTCATCTAAATTTTCTACTACCCATAAATACAAATCCTCTTTAGGTGTTAATTTATCCATTAATAACCCCCCCTTTATAAATAATACCGATTACTAAGCAATCTAAATATAACTTCCTCTCGACTTATCCCTTCTGGCTCTCTTGTTACTTTCTTAAATGCTTTGTGTGCCTGTTTCTCGTTTAGTAGTAGCTTTTTTATTAGTTCCTCTATAGTATAGTGGCTCTTGCCTAAAATATCCCTTAAATTCGATTCTAGGGCTTGCTTATATTTTAAATCTAATGCAGCACCATTCTTACCATGTACTCCGTTTTCCCCTCTGTGTTCTTCTGATGTTAAGTGCATAATATTTAATGGGTGCTCTAGAGTTAGCTGTGATTTCTTGATAATATGATGACGTTCTATCATTACTTCACCCCTTTTTTTAGTTATAATGATTGTTAAAAGCTATTGCTAAAACTCCCCAAGCTATATACATTAATCCTACTGCATAATTTACTGGGACTGGTGCAATTCCAAATAAAATTGCTGTTCCATATATCATAGCAAATACACTAAAAGTATATATAAATATTTTGTATAATTTACTTATACTATCCATATTATCTCCCCCAACAATCTTTATCGTCTTCTCTTCGATTATAATCTGTTATTTGATTTTTTATTTTTTCTTCTACTAATTTATTTATCAACATTTGTTTATAATCTAGTTCAACTGCTACCTTTTCAATATAATTCAATATTATGAATATAGCTGCTAATAAAATCAGTAACATTATTATTATATATATTCCTAACATTTTATTACCTCCTCACTTCTTTTTAATCGTCTTCCACAAGTAGGACAATAATTTATAGTGAATACTGCTAATACTTTGCCTGGGTCTGCTATAATAATCGCTGTGCTTATTGAATCTTCAAGTAAGAATAACTCAATATTTTTTTGTAAGAAGTGTTGATTTTTTAAATTTACATTAGGACTTTCGCATATACATTTCATTTTTCAACCTCCTTAATTTCTATTTCTATTCGTGGATTGTTTTTATCTACTTCAAATTTATGCGATATATTTCCAATTTGTTTCCAACCATCATTTTTTATTATTCCAGCGTTTACAAACCCATCTAAAATAAATTTAGTACCAACCATTATATTATCTTTATCCTTCATCTTATTTTTGCATATCCAAGTTATGTCTAAATCTATTTTATTCAATTCCTTTTTAATTTTAGCCTTTACAATCCATGTTACTTTGTCTGTATTTTCTTTTTTGATTTCATTGTAAGGTTGCCAATTTCTGTTACCCCTCTTCGATTCTTTAATTATTGTATTTAAATCAGGCAGATTTCCTGGTATTGTTATTTTATACATTTTATACCTCCTTTATGCTAATAATCTAGCTCTAAATAAGTTTCTCCATCTGTTCCTAAAAATAAACTTATTTCTACATATTCTATTGATGTTTCACTATTTATAATAACCACATCATTATCTATCTTTTCTAACATAGATTTTAATTCTCCTACTGTCATTTTTATGCCCCCTTTGTTCTAACTTCTCTAATCAAAAAATCGTTCCTTAAAAAACTTTCTCTTATTCCGTTTTTTTTGATAAATGTAATATGATCATGAGTAGCTTGTACCAGTTGACCCTTAAATATCCTCTTAAATTTCTTCGGGTGAGGCCAGTCACCTCCGTATATTTCTAGTTCATAATCCTTATTCTTCTCAAACTTAAAATCTAGTTGTTTTTTACCTATTCCATAATTTCTATTTTTCTTTTCTAATTCTAATGATTCTTTAACTTTATCATTATACTTTTTATCCAATTTTTTTTCTTTTTTTATTCCTCTTGATTTTTTATTTGCTTTTTTATAATTTTTATGCTGAGGCTTATCAGACAATATTCCCATATTTCTTAAATATTTGCATTTACTATATATTTTTTTTCTATCCATATTTAGTCCTTCTGCTAATTCGCCAGGGGACATTGTATCATAATTATCTAATATAAATTGTTCGTCTTTTTTTTCCCATAAATTACATTTTACAGATTCCATTTTACCTTCATTTCTTAATTTAGTTATTCTTTGCCTTATTGATGCATAACTCCTACCATGCAAATACTCAGCTAATTTTTTCACTTCTACTATTTTATAAAATCTTATAATATGATTATCTTCTGCCTCATTCCATATTTTGCCTTTTCTGTCCATCACTTAACCTCCTTAAAATACTTCTCAATTTCTACCCACACCTCAAGCAATATCTTATCTTTTATTCTGTATGCTGTTTTTTTATCTAGCTTTAAGGCTTTTATCATAGTTGGGTAGTCCATTATTTAAAACCTCCTAATACTTCATTAGTTGTAAATATCTTAATCTTACCTAGTAAAGTATTTAACCCATTTAGTATTGCTTGATAATTTTCTAGTTGCTTTTCTTTTTCTTCATATGGTATGTCTTCACTTTCAAAATACTTTTCTGCCTTATAAAACCTGTCTAAAAGCTTGTTATACTCTGTTTTTGATTGATTGATAATCATCTTTTAACCTCCCTTAGAATGGCAATTGTTTTGGATCGTGTACCATCTGGAAACCTTCTTCTGGCTTCGCATCTACATTAAATACATAACTTAGGACATCACCTTGTTGATTCCTTTCTAATATAAGTCCAGTTTCATTGTCATAATATGTTTCTATATTTGGTAACTCTGAATAGTATCTATTTTTTAATACCTGCAAATACCCATTTATCCCTTGAGAATTGATTTCTTCATCGTATTCTCTATTTACCGCTATTATATTATCTGCTTTGTTATACATATCACTTGTACCACTTATCTGTTCAAATTCCATATCTTGCCCTTTCTGATATGTCTTATTAGGATGCAGGACTAATATTATATGAGTGTTATAATTTTTACTTAAATCTGCTAAAGCTTGAACAAAATCCGCTTGCTGTTCATTTTTTTCTGCTGCTGTTACACTTAATATACTCATTAAGTTATCTATTATTATTAGATCGTATTGATTGAACTTAATTTCTGTTTCTATCATTTCAAGCAGTTGATCCATTGTTTTTAATTTACTTTCTCCTTTATTAAACATATATAGCTTCTTGTGATGCCATTCTTGAAGTTTCTTCAACACTTTAGGTTTAGGTTCTTTTCTAGTTCTTTTATTTATCCTTACTTTATCAAACAATTTCTCATCCCTGCCTATTACTATTTGATAAAATTCATTAAGTAGAAACTCTGCATCATTCTCACCATTCATTAAATATACTTTACCACCTTTATCTATTGCATTTGCCATTACTTGTTTTATAAATGTAGTTTTCCCACCGTTTGACCTTCCACTTACTAAAGTTAATCTCTTAGGCGATAAATCGTTAAGTGCGTAGTCTATTTGACTTATTCCAGTCGGTATATACTTACCCTCACCCTTTGTTAGCCCTTGATATGGCGTCTGCTCTAAATCCCTCCTACCCTCTATCTTAAATCTTGCACTTTCTATTATTTGTATTACTTTTTCTGCTCCAAATTTATAATGTTCGTCATTTACATCATTGTGTTTATATAATTTCTTATCTATTAATTTTGCTTTACTTCCAAATACCTCCACCATCTTTTCATCCATTTTTTGTCCTGCATCATCATTATCCGATACTACTATGATACTTTCAAATTGTTTTAGATAATCTTTAGCTTGTTCTAACAAAGTAGGTAATGAGTTTGCTCCTGCTCCTACTGATACTACATTTTTTATGCCCGATTGGTGTATTATCATACAATCGAATTCACCTTCACAAACTACTAATTCTTTGTTATTTATATCTATATTTTGAACATTGAATAAAAAAGGCTTACTCCCAGTTATACTTGTCATCTTAGGTTTACCAGTATCTTTTAATGGTTTCCTTAATTTGTAACCTATTATTTTATCATACTTATAATATGGGAAAGCTATTCTATCGTTATAAGTTCCAATACCAAAGTAATCTATTGTTTCTTTTGTTATCCCTCTACTTTCTATATATCCTAAACATTCATCTGTTACTTGTTTAACCTTCTTCACTTCTTCTGCAAACTTATCGCTGTTAGTTTTTATTTTAGTTTCTTTATAGTCTTGCTTACCTAATAAGTCTGCTATAATTTCTTGATGTGTATAATTTAGATGATCCTTGTAATAACCATATAAGTCTATTTTGTGTCCACATCCAAAACAATAGAATTGATTTGCGTTAGGATCATAACTCATACTTGGATCTTTATCACCGTTCTTATGTGCATATGAGTTAGGACATCTATACTTTTTACCTTTCTTTTCTAGTCCTAATCCATCTGCTATTATACTCTCAGCTTCATTCCCGTATTTATCTTTTATCTCCTGTATTTTATCCACTGTTTCACCTCCTATGCTTCATCTCTATATATTATATTAGGTATATATTTTTCAATCGGTTTATTACTTTTTACTGGTGCTTGATTTAGATACCCTTCAAATTTATTTCCAAATAGTGTTTGTGGTCTTAAAAACTTCTGGTACTGTTTATCATTCTTCCATTCTTTAGCTTTAGTATCTATTACCTCAATAAAATCTTCTACTGTAAATCCTTCATTTAATCTTGCATCTATTGATTCAGTAGTTGTTTTTGTGTTAGTTTTAAATTCTTTATTAGTTTTTAGGTTCAAGTATTCTATTATTTTTATGTGCAATTTTCTATTATTAATTTTTTCAACTACTTCATCTACATCTACTTCTTCATCTACTTCTACTTCTTCTTGTTTACTTAACCCTTTATATAACAGTTCTATTAACGGTTTATTAAAGGGTTTATCTGCTCTTTCTAATTCTTTTATTAATTCAGTATCTATCGCATTTGTAGGAATACTCTCTAATACTTTAATAGCTCCTTTT